CGGCATCAAGCGTCCTTCTCTTGGGGTGGCCTTGAAGATCGAGCGCATCACAAATGGTGCCGTTCCCGTCTCCGTATGGGGTGAAGATGCGAAGGGAGCGGCGGCATGATCTCCCAATCCGCCCGCTTTTATCAGGTCCGGGCGGCGAAAGCCCTGCGGGCGCATCATGCCCTAAAAGCCAAGTCGGAAAAATATTTCACGAAAGCGGGCTTGTGATGGGCGGGATCGAATTAACATTCCCTTGGCCCCAGCCCGAAGTGCGCACCAATGCACGGGGCAGTCACTCGAAGCGAGGCCGTTTTACCAAGCAAGCCCGCGACGAAGCGGCAAGGATCGCGTGGGATGCGGGCCTGACACCAATGACAGACGTTTTGCCGGTGAAGGTCACATTTCACCCGCCAAGCGCCCGTGATGATCGGATCAACCGGATGGGCAATTGCAAAGCAATGTTTGACGGGATCGCGGATGCGCTTGGCGTGAATGACAAGAAATTCGATCCGACACCCGAACACGGGCCGCAGGTCAAAGGTGGCGCGGTTGTCGTTACCTTCGCAGAAATCCCCGCATAGACGGGGTTCACCACATCGGGCCGGGTCTTGGCAGGCTGGACGATGTAACCAGAGAAAGGAGATATGCCATGGCTATCTCACTTCAAAGCCTAGTCCGAAAGGACAAACCAAAGACGCCGATCATGTGCATCTATGGCACCGGCGGAATGGGTAAAACTACGCTGGCGTCGGAATTCCCCGACGCGATCTTTATCCAGACAGAAGACGGCGCAAACGGGCTTGGTGTGATGTCATTTTCCGAAGGGCCTTTGACTAAATATGCAGATGTTGAAGCGGCAATCACTGAATTGGCGACCGAATATCACGCATTCAAAACCGTTGTTCTGGACAGTGTGACGCGCCTTGAGCCGATGATCTGGGCTGAGGTCTGCGCGCGCAACAACTGGAAGTCGATTGAGGAACCCGGATACGGCAGAGGTTATACTGAAGCCGACAGCCTTTGGTCTGAATTTCTTTCCGGCCTTCAATGGCTGCGCGATAACAAAAACATGGCCGTCATTATCATTGGGCATGAAAGCGTCCAGTCGTTTCAGGACCCGACAGGCGACAGCTATGACCGCTACACCATGCGCCTGCACAAGCGGGCAGAGGCGCTGGTGCGTGAGCAATGCGACGTGATGGGGTTCTTGAACCAGATCACCACCATCGACCGCGAAAAGAAGTCGTTTGGCAAGAAAGACGATTATGTTGCCAAGGCTAAAGGGTCAGGCCAGCGCACTTTGAACCTGTCGCCGCGCCCCGCATTCATGGCGAAGCAGCGCCCCGGCTACAACTTCCCGGACAAGGTACTGATTAACGCGGGGCAAGGCTATGCCGCGCTTGCGCAGTACCTGCCGGAATACCCCGAAACCAAAACCAAACAGGCTGCGGCCTAAACTCCAAGGAGAACTATCATGGCAAATCTTAATGGCATTCAGGACAGCGCGAACGGTCAAGCGGCTTCGAGCAGCGTTGTTCCCGCCGGTGAATACGTTGCGGCGCTGGTCAAAAGCGAAATGAAAGAGAGCAAGAACAAGCCTCAGAACGCTTACCTGAACTGCGAGTTTGAAATTCAGGACGGCGAACATTCCGGGCGTCGGTTCTTCAATATGTTCAATCTGGTCAACGACAACACGATTGCAAAGGATATCGCGGATCGCAGCTTCAATAGCCTGTGCGAAGCGTGCGGCAAGCTGCGTTCGTCCGTGACCGACAGCGAAGCGCTGCACGGCATCCCGTTCCGCGTCAAACTGACGATCAAGACCGACAGCTATGGCGACAAGAACGAGATTGCTGGCGATGCATTCAAGCCCCTGAATGGTCCGGCACCGCAGCATCAGTCGGGCGGAGGTCAGCAATCCGATCAAGGCGGCAAGTCAGCGCCGTGGAAGCGCACGGGCTGATCTAGCCGGGACGCCGCCAGCGTCCGAAAAACCTAGGCGGCGTCCCTTTCCCCATAAAACTGAAATTCAGCCATGGAGGTTCTTCAATGGCACAGGACACCTGCGTCTCGAAAGAGGCTAAATCTAAATCTTTCAATAAGTACAATTCTTGGTTGGCCGCTGGAGTGCCAGCGCGATCCGAACTTGGTGAACGCATCGGCGGTGGCTGGTTCGTGTTCAAACGCAATCCGAAAAGCGGACGGATCAGCCAGTCGAAGTTCCCGTTCGAGTACGCGGATAAAAAGCTGGCAAAGGACCAAGCGGATGTTCTGTCTGCGCTGCAACCCGGCGCTGAATTCATCATCTTGCAGGTGGTCGCGACGGTTGCCGCTGAAGGTCGGGTGGCGGCATGAGCGATATCTATGCGCCCATCGAGGGTAAAATCGTCACTATCGACAAGCTGACCGGCACGTTTCGCGCTTGCGTCACATGCGGTCACAAGACAGCGCGCGTAAGCGTCAGGCCCATCGGGATGCACCACGGCCACCTGACATGCCAGAAGTGCGGCGGTCTGACCGCGTATCTTGGCCGGGATCACTTGGCGGCTCTACTGGCCGCGCATTCTGCCGATGGCGACGACGCCGGAAAGGCGGTGGCGTGATGGGGTTTAATCCGAAAACAGAAACGCTGGCCCTGCGTATTTGGTCGCATTGCACAGCCATAGAGTGGGACACGAATATTGGATCGGTGGCAGACGCTATCAATGAGCCGATAGGACGTGTCCGGCGAGTGCTGGCCATCAAGGGGTGGTCAGAAAGGCTGCGCGCCCACAAGCAAAGTCACAGCGGCGCGCCTGCCGGTTTTGCAAGCACAGCGACGTTTGCCACCAAGCCAAGCCCGCACGGCGTCATTGTCGTTCCTGCCTGCACTGGTCGTTCACCAGCGACGGGAACGGGCACTGTGAGCGGTTTGACGCGCCCCGACGACCAGACAGTCAGCAACGCGGCGCGGACTGCCCTGCGCACCTGTTTTTGCCCGCGCTGGTCGCTGGCGAACAGATCGACGCAGACCCCGAAGCCGAAACCATCACCTACGCAATGTCAGACGGTTCCGAGTGGACCGATGGCGCAACACATTCAGATATTTGAGAGGAACCAAGAGTGAAATATTTTTCGGACATCCCCGAAGGGCAAGCAATCGTCCACAGCAAGGGCGTCTATCGCCAAGTCAAGATCGCGCAACGCGATGGCCGCGTATATGCGCGACACGGGGCAGGCTATGTGCGGCTCAATAAGGGCGGAACCACGTCCTGCATCTCAGTGCTCTGGCGTGAAGTTGATGCACCTGACGGCATGATCACAGAGGACGGGCTAGGCGTATATTATGCCGGTCCAGATGCTCAGGTTGTGAGGGCTGCGGAATGAAATTCACATGCGAAACAAAGGCGTTTAACGCCGCTATGGCCGTCGCTGGTCGGGTTATCCCGCAAAAGACACCGGTGCCGATCCTGACCCATATCAAGATGGTCACAAACGATGATCGCGTGACGCTCGTCGGCACCGATGGCGGCACCACGTTTGAAATGGACGTGCCTGCCGAGATCGAAATCGAAGGCGCGGCGTGCATACCATTCGCCACCCTGACCAAGTTCGTCAGCGCCGCAAAGGCAACGCAAGTCACCATCGACGTGTCGGACAAGGATGCCAAGATCAGCAGCGGGCGCAACCGGATCACGTTGCAGGTCATGGATACTCGCGACTACCCGAACTATCGGCGCGTCGAAGGGGATATGGTGACGCTGGACGCGCCTGCGTTCTGCCATGCCCTCCGTTTTTGCACGGCGGCGGCATCGACAGAGGAAACCAGATACTATCTCGTCGGGGCGTTCTTTGATGAAAGCGAAGGCGATGTGACTGCGTGGGGAACCAACGGAAATGTTGCGCACCGTGCGGAGTTGACAGGCGTGCCGACAGTCGGCGGGGGCGGTATCGTACCAACGGCGGCGGCTGTAACGATCCTGAGCGTTGCCGAAAAATGCGACACCGTGAAGGCGATCATCACCGAAATGGGCTGGTGCGTTGATGCAGGATTGGTACGGGTCTGGGGTAAGGTGATCGACGGGAAGTTTCCGAACATGCGGCAGATGATGGCGCAATTCCCGAGCTGGTCTGAAATCGCATCCGTCGATCATGCCGAAATGACAAACGGCATCGACGTTGCGGGGTGCGGTGCGGATGTGGACAGCACAAAAGCGCGCAGTTTGATCCTGAAATGTGATCTTGAAAATGGGATCATCTTGCGTGGCGGGCGTCCGATTGGCGGGGTACTCCATGCGGGCAGGGCCGAGGTTGACGCGAAAGTGAGTGCGGAGTTCGCCGGATCGTTCAACGCGAAATACATCCGCGATGCGCTGGTAGGTCTGAAGGTCAACAGTATCGCAATCGACCGCGCATCTGCCGATGGCCGTGACCTCGACGCGATCCAGATCAGGCCCTCGGAATCCGACACGACAATCCAGATGAGCGCGACGATCTTGGGTATGCGCGCATCTGCGGAGGAATTGGCCGATGTTTGATTTGCAGGAATATCGCAAGTTCATTGCGACAAAGGGGACTAGCGCGGAAAGCGTCGGGTTCACCCCATCTAACATGCCGTCGCGGCTGTTCGATCACCAGCGGACTGCCGTTGATTTTGCTTTGGGCAAGGGCAGGGCGGCCCTGTTCCTTGACACGGGACTGGGCAAATCCGGCTGCGAAGCGGTGTTCGCGGATCAGGCGGCACAGGAAACGGGAAAGCCATCCCTGATCCTGACGCCGCTTGCCGTGGCGCGTCAGATGCAGCGCGAGTGCGCCGCGTTTGACGTGGGGGCGGAGGTGTTCATCCCCGGCGTGGGCTTTGCCGGGTCTGATCGCGTCCACATCGCCAACTATGAGCGGCTAAAAGATATCGACGTGGGCCGCTATGGCGCGGTGGTTCTGGACGAAAGCAGTATCCTGAAATCATTTAACGGCAGCACCAAGCGGGCGCTGGTCGAGGCGTTTCGCAACACGCCATATCGCTTGGCTGCGACCGCTACGCCAGCGCCAAACGATCACATGGAGATCGGGCAGCACTCCGAGTTCTTGGGGGTTATGCCCGGCTCCGAAATGCTGACGCGATGGTTCATTACAGATCAGACGGGCATGGGTAAATATCGGCTAAAAGGCCATGCACGGGATTCATTTTGGGCATGGGTCGCATCATGGGCAAGGGCGGCTTCTCTGCCGTCTGATCTTGGTGGTGAGGACGAAGGCTTTATTTTGCCGCCGTTGACAATCATCCCACACATCGTGGGAGTCGACCTGACAGTTGGCGCTGGTGACGGGCTTTTCCGTATCCCAGATCAATCCGCAACGTCGATCCATAAAGAAAAGGCTCTGACACTCGATGAGCGGGTCAGCACGGCGGCACAGATTGCCAACGCGCACGATGGACACGCAATCGTCTGGTGCGAACGCGACGACGAAAGCGCGGCCCTGACTGCTGCGATAGACGGCGCAGTGGAAGTGCGCGGGTCAATGAAACTGGACGTAAAAGAAAAGAACCTCGAAGACTTCGCGCTCGGAAAAACCCGCGTGATGGTCAGCAAGCCGAAGCTGGCGGGGTTCGGTCTGAACCTGCAGCGCGCCGACTGTCAGGTCTTTTCGTCAATCTCGCACAGCTATGAGCAATGGTATCAGGCAATCCGCAGGTCTTGGCGGTTCGGTCAAAAAAAGACCGTCGATTGCCATGTGATCATGGCCGAAACAGAGACCGGAATCTGGCGGAATGTGCAGCGCAAGAGCGCGGATCACGACCGCATGAAGCTGGCGATGACACGCGCAATGGCGGGCGCTCAAAACAACGCACAATTGCGCCGAAAATATGGCGTTCTGACCAATATCGAACTGCCGGAATTTATGAAAGGTATGAACCAATGAAACCAGAATATCAGGGCAAGGGCTGGGGCCTTTACAACGCAGACTGTGTTGAAATTCTTGCACAGCTTCCCAACGACAGTGTTGACGCGTCCGTTTTCTCATCGCCGTTTTCCGCACTCTATATCTACAGCGACAGCGAGCGAGATATGGGCAACGCAGGCTCCCATGAAGAGTTCTTCGCGCACCATGAATATCTGGCGCATGAAATGTTCCGCGTAATGAAGCCGGGCACCGTTGTCTGCGATCACGTCAAGGATACGGTTTTCTATTCTGGATCATCTGAAACAGGAGAAAGCGGCTTGTATCCTGTCAGCGATATGCTGCTGGCAAACTACCGCAAGGCGGGGTTCGTCTTGCGGGCCAGAACGACCGTGTGGCGCTGTCCGGTTCGCGAGCGCAGCAAGACCAACCCGGAAAGACTTCTTTACAAGAATATCGGCCTAAATTCTCGCGTTTGCGCGCCCGGAATGCCTGAATACATCCTCGTAATGCGCAAAGATGCGTCAGGCACTAAGGCTGGCGATCCTGTGCAGCATGTTGTCGATAAGAACGGCGATGATGCACGGCGGTTCTACAAGTCATATGGTGGCGAAGTCGCCGAACTAGTGGATACCGGAGCGAATGTCGAGAAACTGAAAAAGGCAGCGTCTCAACAGATTGCACAGGACCACGCCGCGCGGCTTTTGACGCAAGGCATGATCGAAGGTATTTCGCCGGACCTGTTGGATGGTTTGGCTGAGGCGGCGCACTTCCCCCTCGATCAGTGGCAGGAGTGGGCGTCACCCGTCTGGATGAATACTCACATGACGGATGTTCTAAACAGTCGGTTCAAAGCTGACGACGATGATCGTCACATATGCCCCATGCCTCTGGACCTAATCAAGCGTTGCATCACCCTCTACAGCAACCCCGGCGACCTGGTTCTTGATCCGTTCAACGGCATCGGCAGCACCGGCTTTCAGGCACTCAAGATGGGTCGTCGGTATCTCGGGATCGAACTGAAACCGGAATATGCGGCACAGGCTGCGAAGTTCCTGACCGAAGCCGAAGCGTCTGCGGACAGCCTCTTGGCGGAGGGTGCAACATGAGCCTTTACCAAGCTTTCCGCGCCGGTTTTGTAAGACGCTGGCACACTAATCCAGAACTTGCGCACACGAATGACCGGATCGACGGTCACGCGGGGAGGGTCGCGCGGATCATTCTCATGATCCACCCAAAGCCAACCGTTGACTTGATCCGCGCCGCGCTGATCCATGATGACGGCGAAAGCGTAGTGGGGGACGTGAAGGCCCCAACGAAAGATAAATACCCCGTCATTGCCGACGCCATCGCCGAACTGGAATACTTCGCGACCTGCGAAATCTGGGGCGTTGATCTGACGTATTTTGACCAGACCGGCATGGATGAAAAGTGGCTCAAGTTCGCAGACAGGCTCGACGCCTATATGTGGGCACAGCACCACGCGCCGAGCGTCCTGAGTGGCGGCGGCTGGCCCGAGGCGCGGGCGTGGCTTGAAGGTCAGGCAATTGCGCTTGGCGTTTCGGATCATCTGCACCAGACGATTGGGGGCATGTGATGGAACTTCGTGACTATCAGCAAGAGGCGGTGGACGCGCTCTATGCATGGTTCGGCGCAGGCAAGGGAAATCCGCTTGTTGTTGCCCCCACCGGTGCGGGGAAGTCCGTCATTCTGTCTGAATTCATCCGGTCGGCAGTGACGGAATACCCCGGAACCAAAGTAATCTGCGTTACCCACGTCAAGGAGCTAATCCAACAGAATGCAAAGGCATTGCTACGGATGTGGCCTTCGGCACCCGTGGGCATCTACAGCGCGGGATTGAACGCAAAGCAAGCCGGTCGGCAGATCACGTTCGCGGGCATCCAGTCCGTTGCCAAAAAGGCGGCACAGTTCGGGTCGGTGGATTTGATCGTGGTCGATGAGTGTCATTTAATTCCCCGCAACCCGAAAACGCTATACGGCAAGTTCTTCGACGCGATCCGCGAGATCAATCCGGCAGTTAAGATCGTCGGGCTTTCCGCCACGCCGTTTCGACTGGACAGCGGGCGGTTGGACGCGGGCGACGACGCTCTTTTCGACGGCATTGCCTACGATATCCCTGTGGCGATGCTGGTCAAGCGTGGCTACCTTTCGCCGCTGATCAGCAAGCGCCCCGATATGGTGTTCGACACGTCCGGCCTGCATAAGCGCGGCGGCGACTACATCGAGGGCGAGATGGATGCGCGGTTCAACACCGACGATGTGACGCGGCAAGCCGTTGCCGAAACCATCGCATTCGGAAAGGACCGCAAGTCGTGGCTGTTGTTCTGCATCAGCGTCGATCATGCAATATCGGTGCGCGACGAGTTGACCCGAAACGGGATCAGCGCGGCGACGGTCACAGGCGACACGCCACCAGCGGACCGGGCGCGTATCCTTGAAGACTTCAAAGCGGGGCGACTACGCGCGATCACCAACGTCAATGTGCTCACGACCGGATTTGACGCGCCAGCGACTGACCTTCTGGCGTTCCTGCGACCAACGCAATCGCTCGGGCTGTATATGCAAATGGCGGGGCGCGCGATGCGCACGGCACACGGCAAGGAAAACGGACTTGTGCTGGACTTCGCGGGCAACGTGGCAAAGCACGGGCCGGTCGATGCAGTGATGATGCCCGATGACAAGCCGAAGGGAAAAGGCGACGGCGAGGCTCCGACAAAGACATGCCGGACTTGCCAAGAGATCGTGTTCGCCGGAGCGCGGGAATGCGCGTGCTGCGGATACGAGTTTCCGCCGCCGGAGATCAAGATCGAGGCCACCGCAAGCACCGATGCGATCATGAACATAACCGCGCAAGATGATTGGCTAGAGGTCATGGACTTCGCGCTTGAACGGCACGATCCGCGCGATAGCAGGCCGGTCAGTCTGCGTGTCGAATATCTGGTCGCGGGAAGGGTGATCAAGGAATGGGTCTGTTTGGAGCATACGGGCTTTCCGCGCCAAAAGGCTGTGCAGTGGTGGCACCGGCACGCAGGCACCACGCCACCGGCGACCGTAGATCAGGCGATTGAGCGGCGCGCCGAAGTGCGTGCGCCTGACGAAGTTGTCGTGCGCCGTGAGGGCAAGTTTACAAAGATCGTCCGCGCGCGTGGTGGCGAATTGAGAGGTGCAGCATGATCGTCACGAATTTTAACAAATGGCGACCTCACAAAAAGGCGGTCCGGCCAAAGGTTAGAAAATCCGCAACATTCAAAGCCTATGAATGGACCGATGCACAGCTTTTGGCGGCACTTGATCTTGCGGATGCGGGCATGTCCCGCGCGGAGACGGCGATATTGCTTTCGATGGCGCACGACAGGCCGTTTACGCGCATGTCGGTCACTGGCGCATTGCACCGGATCAAGACCGAAACCGACGCAATGCCGTGCATGTGCGAAAGGCCGGAAAACCGCGATGGCGGAATGCCTGAAGGGTGGTGGCGCAAATGACCATGTTGCCCGGATGGCCCTGCGCAGTTTGTAGCCGCGCGTCGAATAGCATTTCAATTAAAATACCAGACAGACCAGTGGCGCAATTTTGCTGCATTGACTGCGCGAGGATTTACATGACCAAAACACCCGTGAAACCAGATGAGGCAACCGCATCCGTGATCGGCGGCAATGAAGGCGGCGCATACCTCGATCAGATCGGCGTGTTCGATCTGCGCCAGCTATCACCGGATCAGTGGAAGGTGTTTTGCGGAAAAATATTTCAAGGCACCTGCGATGAATTGCGGCGGCGTGCAAATGACGAAATTCCATTTTGATATGGATGGATCAAAAATGTCTCCATCACCATATCACACCGTCGCAGCAAACCTGCGCGATAACGGCTTTCACGCCATGCCGGTGCGGCCGGGATTCAAGGTTCCCGGTGACTACCACGGGCAATGGGGCAACCTGTCCGGCTGGGCGAAATACTGCGATGCCATGCCCCCGGAGTTCCTGCACGAGAAATGGGAAGATTGGCCCGACGCAGGCGTCTGCGTGGCGCACGGCAAAGCCATCGGGCTTGATCTGGACACAGACCGCAAAGACGTGGCTAAAGCCCTGTCCGACGCGGTGGCGCTGTCACACGTGCGGCGCAGGGGTCAGAAGGGGTGGATGGGGTACTATCGACCCGGCAGTGGTCTGGACGGGCTAACAGCGCGCGTGCGGTGGTATGATCCTGAAGTTTTCACGACAGGTCAAGACGGAACGCGGCACTACTCCCCGGTTGTGGAATTGCTTTTGCACGGAACGCAGTCGGTTTTGCCGCCGTCGATTCATCCCGACACGCTCAAGCCCTACGAATGGTTGACGCCTGACACGCTGGAAAACTGCGACATATCCGAACTGCCTGAATTTGTGGGGCAGGACCTTGATGCGATGGATCGGGAATTAAAAAAGATCGGGCTACAAAGGCAGACGCCGAGGAAGGTCCATAATTCAGAATATGAAAGATCGGCCGCATCGGATCACGATCTTGAAAAACCGTTCGGACGATCCTTGAATGATCGGGCAATGGAACCGCAAGCACTGGATCAATGGTGGCCAGCGCTGGATATGCCCAAATCACGGCAACGCGGACCGGGCGCATGGGAGGCGGTACCGTACTGGCGAGGGTCGGGGTCTGGTCGATCCATTCAGGAGCGCAACCCAAATCTGAAGGCAACACCGGGCGGGATTGTGGATTTTGGGGCGGATCGTTCGTACACGCCTGCCGATGTGGTGATGTGCGCACGGGATTGCAGCTTTGAGGCGGCTGCGGAGTGGCTGGGGCAATACATCAGGGATGAGAAGGGTTCGGAGGTCGAATATCCAGAACTGAATGCGGGCCGTAAGGACGTGACGCATGAAAAGATGCCGCCGGAAAATCCGAAGCCCGCCCCAATACGCGACAATTGGCTGGCGACACCCGTATTCAGCGGCACGCGCTCTTTCGACAAGATCAAGCCTGCATTGGTGCCGACGAAAGAGGAATATGAGGCGATGATACCAGCGGACCCCGGAGAATTCCCGATCAAGGACTTTGCCGCAAATTGCCCCGGTCTATTGGGTGAGCTGGCGACCTTTCTGGACAATGCCAGCGCCACAGCCACAGAGGCGGGCGGTCTTGCTGTGGCGCTGCCGATATTGGGTGCGATCATGGGTAAGGCATACCAAACCCCAACGCGGCTGCGCACGAACATCTACAGTGTTGCCATAGGTGGATCAGGTACGGGCAAGACCAGCCTTGTCAGTCCTGCAAAAGAAGTTATGCGACTATCGAAGGTCGACGGGCTAATCGGGCAGGATCGCATTGCGTCGGGGTCAGGTCTGATCAAGATGCTTTCCGGCGGATCTGCCCGCGTCTGTTTTCTGGACGAATTCGGTCACATGCTACAACAGGTCGGCGGGCCAGGTTCCGGCGCACACGCGAAACAGATAATCACCGAATTCACACAGCTCTACAGCGCGGCGAACACGCTATTCACAGGCACGGCCTACGCCACACAGGATAGCCAGCAGATCGACTGCCCGCATCTGTGCCTGTTCGGCATGGCGACACCAGATCAATTCTGGTCTGCGTTCGGATCGTCGTCGCTAGAAGACGGGTCAATCGCGCGTTATCTCGTTTTCCCGATAGGCAAAGCTGCGCCAAAGGAGCCTGACGTATCGTTTCAGGAAATTCTTGTGGAGCGGATGGAACACCTTATGGCTGCGATTGCGCGCAAGATCAGCGGAAATATGGGCATACCCGACATATGCACAGCAAAGATCGATGATAGCGCAGAGGGGGCTCGCCAGAGGCTCATATCCACCATGTCGGGATGCGCAGAGTACGCCGAGCGCGAAGGCGTGAAGGGCGGGCCTGCGATCCTGCGACGAGTGGCAGAAAACGCGATCAAGATAGCCCTGATCAGCGCCGTGGGGCGCGATCCTGATAGTCCGGTGATCAATGACCATGATTTCGCCATAGGACACGCATTGGCCCGCTGGAGCGCCGGTGTGATGATCTCAAATATTGCCAGCCACATATCGGACAACCAGCACGAAAAAGACATGAACGCGGTCGAGAGATTTGTTGTCGCTGGATGCGATGGCGGGCGCAGATGGTCTGACATGCTCAAAAGGTTCCGGTCGATCAAGGCCCGCGACATGAAGGAGATCACCGAAACGCTGGAAAAAGAAGGCACCATCGCCATGAGAATGATCGCACGCGAACACGGCGGAGGAACGCCTCAGAAAGTGCTTTTTGGGTCAGAATATGTTCCCGAATAGGGGCTTCACAGTTCGTCGACAGTTCGTAATCAGGACCACAGTTCGTAACGAATTGTGGTCCTTTTTTGCACAATTCGTAGCACAGTTCGTCGTATTGTGGGGTTCCCATTACGAACTGTCGAATTGAGCTAAGTGTCTTTATTACATATATATTTTTTTTTATTTAACCCACAATTGCACAGTTCGTATGCGAGGTTGTCTTTTCAGTGAATCAAGTAAAAAAGAAACTCGCCTACGAACTGTGCAATTGTGGACCTGTTGACCCATCACGACGGATTGCGGTATGTATGAACCCGCCAAGACCCGGCCCGCCAGAATGGCAGGTCACATGACAAAATACAGCGAACTCAAGATCGGGGATGCCGTGCCGCACAAGCCAGTGCGAGGCATCATTTCCGCACGTCGCTCGATGCGCGGCGGGTCGCCTTGCTCCGTCTGGCATCCGTTGCGTGTGATCCCCGGAAAAGAAGCCGCTGCAATCGCATCCTTGAGGCTGGGCGGGGTCTACGCCTTCTGCCCGATGGATGACCGCGTACGGGTCAGGAATGGCAAGCGCATCGAATACCAGGTGCCGACCGTAAGCCAGATCATTTATGCGAAATTCAGATATCAGCCTCAGTGGGATGTGATGCGGATGCGCCGGATCATCACGGGCGTGATGTGCGTCGGGGAAAGGCCCGTGATCTTACCGGCTGATACGATCAGGATATTGCAGGGATTGCCGACCCGCGCAGAACAGATTGCAAAAGCAAAAGAAGAATTGATGCGGGTCAACGCTGGCGACGAAGTTGAGTTGATCAACGGCCCGATGGCGGGGTTCAGGGTTCAAGTTACGGGATCGAAAGATGGATTGGTATGGTGGAACATGATCGCCAGCAATGGAATGCCGGTCGCCGGTGAATCTTCACGCGACGGAGTGACAAAACTAGATGTTGCGTGATGGCGCAAGATGTGGTTATTACTTGGATCAAGCGCGTAGCGAACGTCCGACAAGTGAGGGCATGAGCATAATCCGCCCAAGGGAGAAGCTGAGGGATATGTCCCGAAATAGCTTTTTCAAATTGCAGCGCAATTCAATAACCCACACATACGCAGCTACTCCAATCGGGCAATCCAGCACGCTCTCAAATGCTCACATGCGCGAAAACGTCAACGCTGGGGCTGGGTCGTTTTATCACGGCGAATTGGTGGCGCGGGGAATGATAAAAAATCAAAGGAAATCATAGCATGGCACGAGGTGGCAAGCGTGATGGCGCGGGCCGCAAGCCAGGCGCAGCACTGCAGGCAATCATCATGGCATGGGACCACGAGGGCAGCAGGTATGCCAGCCGTAAGGCCAACTGGGGCGATAGATCACGCCATGAGCGCGGATACGGCTCAAAGTGGGTCAGGACTACAGACATTATACTCAAGCGAGACAAGTACCGATGCCAGCGATGCTTGGAGTCA